CTTGCTAGTTTAGTTTGTGATAACGAAAGAATAGGCGATGATACATGTATTAACCCAGCAAAAGGAACAACAAAAGGTGACGGGTGGAAAAAAAGGTTAAATACATTAGGAGTATTGACGAAAAATTTAGAAAAAACAAATGAGTGATGCAGTATATCTTGGTAATCCTAATTTAAAAAAAGCGAATACCGCTATTAATTTTACAAAAAAACAAGTTGAAGAGTTTATTAAATGTAAAGATAATCCAGTTTATTTTGCAAGAAACTATGTAAAGATTATCTCGCTGGATGAAGGTCTTGTTCCATTTGAATTGTATGATTTTCAAGAACAATTAATTAAAAATTTTCATAATAACAGATTTAATATTGCCAAACTTCCAAGACAGACAGGAAAATCGACAACAGTTATTTCCTATCTGTTGCATTATGCTGTCTTCAATGACAACACCAAGATTGCTATTCTTGCAAACAAAGCAGAAACGTCAAGAGAACTTCTATCACGTTTGCAGTTAGCATATGAGAATCTACCCAAGTGGATGCAGCAAGGTATTATAGCATGGAACAAAGGTTCGATGGAACTGGATAATGGTTCTAAGATTATAGCAGCATCTACTTCATCATCAGCTGTTCGAGGTAACTCTTTCAACATTATCTTCCTTGACGAGTTTGCGTTCGTTCCTAACCACATGGCAGAGCAGTTTTTCAGCTCTGTGTATCCTACTATCTCATCTGGTAAAACAACAAAAGTTATTATTATTTCTACCCCACAGGGTATGAACATGTTCTACAAGCTCTGGCACGATGCAGAGCGTGGCAGGAACGGTTATGTACCACTTGAAGTTCATTGGAGTGCTGTCCCTGGTAGAGATCAAGCATGGAAAGATGAGACGATTAGAAACACTTCAGAGAGGCAGTTTACACAAGAGTTTGAATGTGAGTTCTTAGGATCTGTCGATACTTTAATTTCTGCATCTAAACTTCGCTCAATGGTTTATGAAGATCCCATTCAAGATAATAGCAAGGGATTAAAAATATACGAAGAAGTTAAAAATGATCATGATTATATCATGACAGTTGATGTATCTCGCGGTACAAATAACGACTTCTCCGCTTTTGTTGTTTTTGATGTTACTACTTTACCATGGAAGGTAGTTGCTAAGTATCGAAACAACGAAATTAAACCAATTTTATTTCCAAATATTATTGATCAAGTTGCTATCAATTATAATAAATGTTATATATTAATCGAAGTAAATGATATTGGAGAACAAATAGGTAATATTCTTCATTACGATTTAGAGTATCCAAATATTCTGATGTGTGCGATGAGAGGTCGTGCTGGGCAGATTGTGGGGCAAGGATTTTCTGGCACCAAATCTCAATTAGGTTTGAAGATGTCTAAGGTAACTAAAAAAGTTGGATGCTCTAATCTTAAAACATTAATTGAAGATGATAAGTTGCTTATTCCTGACTACGAAATTATTAGTGAGCTTACAACATTCATTCAAAAGAATCAATCTTTTGAAGCAGATGAAGGATATAATGATGATTTAGTTATGTGTTTGGTTATCTTTGCTTGGTTGGCAGTTCAACCTTACTTTAGGGAGATGACTGATAATGATGTTCGTAAGAGAATCTACGAAGAACAGAAGAATCAAATCGAACAAGACATGGCACCTTTTGGATTCATATCGGATGGAATCACTGATAGCGAAGAAAAATTTGTAGATGATGATGGAAATATTTGGTACACAGATGGTTATGGAAATCCATATGCAGATGTAGAATACATGGTACGTTTTTAATGGACGACTTAGAAGATCAAATTTCTTTAGAGCATTTACTGTTTCGAGAAAGAACATGCAGAACCTGTGGGGAGACAAAAGATCTTATGTCAGACTTTTATGTAATTCGTCGAACAAAAAAATATCTTCCATCTGCATATTCTTATGAATGTAAAGATTGTACTATGAAAAGAGTGCAATCAAGCCGCAGTAAAAAGAAAGTACAGCATTTTACATGGGAGTATCCTGACTGGTAAAGTGTTCATGCATTGTTTCCCCATTTGAAAAGTGCAAAATAATAAATATTTGTAGATTAAAATGAATTAATTTTCACGAGGAAAAACACATGTCTGGTCAAGTATCACCTGGAATTATTCTAAGAGAGCGTGATTTAACTACTCAAACCATTGTTAATACTCAAGCAACTACTGCTGCTATGGTTGGTAGTTTTGCACAAGGTCCAATAGGATCTATCGTTGATATTAGTTCCGAAAAAGAATTGTTGGAAACATTTGGTGCTCCAAATAATAATAATTATGAAGATTGGTTTACAGCACAAACCTTTCTTTCATACGGTGGAAGACTAAAAATTGCTCGTGTAGCAGATCCTGCGCTTAAAAATGCAGTTGATAGCACCGCAGCAACTGCTGTAGCAATTCCATCACTCACTGCATTCCAAACAGCTTTCAGCACATATGATTGGCAATTTGCAGCAAGAACTGCTGGTACTTGGGCAAATGGACTCAAGATTGCGATTGTAGACGGCGGTGTTGCCAATTATGCTACTGCCACAATTTATGGTACAACTCTTTGGAGTACAATTGCACTTGATCCAGGCGGATCTGATGATCTGCATATTGCAGTTTTAGATGCAAACAACAATATTTTAGAAACATACCTTTATGTTTCAAGACTGGCAACTGCTAAAGATTCTCAAGGCGGGTCAATTTTCTATAAGAACGTAATCAATAATCGTTCTAAGCTTATTTACGCTGGTCCTGAAAATGTAGCTGCAGGTGAGACAGATGTCAGTCTTAGTGGTGGTGTAGATGCTTATACCACTACCGTATCTAATATCACAGCTGCTTTTGATCTTTTTGATAATTCAGAAGAACTGAATATTGATTTTATCATTACTGGCGGAAGTCTTGCAGTAGAAGCAGATCAAGTAACTAAGGCACAAAAAGCAATCGCTCTTGCTACATCAAGAAAAGATTGTATTGCTTTTGTTTCTCCTCACAATGGATTACTTACACTATCAACTCCTTCGGCAAAAAGAGATGATATTATTACTTTCTTTGATACAGTAGGATCAAGCAATTCATACACAGTATTTGATAGTGGTTACAAATATGTTTATGATAAGTACAATGATACTTATCGTTTTATTCCTTGCTGCGGTGATGTTGCTGGCATTTGTGTAGATGTTTCTGCTAATGCTGAAGATTGGTTTTCACCTGCTGGACTTAATAGAGGAAATCTTAAGAACGTCGTTAAACTTGCATATTCTCCTGGGAAAAACGATAGAGATAGTCTCTATCTTAAGAGAATAAATCCAATTGCAACTTTCCCTGGGCAAGGAACAGTTTTATTTGGTGATAAAACTGCTCTTAGCACTCCAAGTGCTTTTGATAGAATCAATGTTCGTCGTCTATTCCTTGCTATTGAAAAAAGAATTGGTGGTCTTGCTAAAACTGTTTTATTCGAACAAAATGATGAATCAACAAGAACCGCTTTCTATTCCGCAGCAAGTTCTTATCTTTATGAAGTTCAATCAAAAAGAGGAGTTACAGACTTCCTTGTAGTTTGTGACGCTTCAAATAATACACCAGATGTAATTGATAGAAATGAATTTGTTGCTGACATTTATATTAAACCAACTCGTTCAATTAACTACATTACAGTTACTTTTGTTGCTACAAGATCTGGCGTTGATTTTTCTGAAGTAATTAGAACCAACGCATAATTTTAATTTAAAACTATTTACGAGGTAAAAAGAAATGCCAATCAACAGTAAAGTTTCTGAATTTTTAGATAGAATTCAACAGGGCATAAGGCCCAATATGTTCCTGTGTGAGTTTCAATTTCCAACCGCAGGAGCTCCCGCATCTACTGACTTAGATTTAGTCAATATTCTTTGTAAGTCTGCTGCTCTTCCTGCATCAAACTTGGGTGTTATTGAAGTTCCATTTAGAGGAAGAGTTGTAAAAATTGCTGGAGATAGAACATTTGATACTTGGACAGCAACTTTCATTAATGACAAAGACTTCAAGATTCGTCAGTTTATGGAAAAGTGGATGGAGAATATTAACAAGCACGAAGATAATACTGCTCTTGCCATTGTACCTGAAGTATCAACTGGGTACACTGGAAACATTATTGTCAAGCAATTGGAAAGAGATAACAGTGCAACCGCTGGTACTATAAGACAATATAAATTATGGGATGTTTTCCCAACTAATATTTCTCAGATTGATCTTGCTTATGATAGCAATGATCAGATTGAAGATTTCACAGTTGAATTTCAATTACAATATTGGACCGTGGAAAATGTAGGTCGTGGCGCAAACGGTGGAATTCTGTAAGATAAATAGATTATAAGTTAGTGAGACAATTTAAATATGAGTCAACTTTTTGGATTTTCAATTAAAAGTAAACAGGAGGAATTGAAAGGACAATCACCAATTCCTCCTTCAGCAGATGATGCAGTAACCACCGTAGCTGGTGGTTATTTTGGTTCATATGTAGATATTGATGGCGTAGCACGTAATGAGTTTGATCTCATCAGGCGTTATCGTGATATGTCTATGCATCCAGAAGTTGACTCTGCAATTGATGAAATTGTTAATGAAGCAATTAACTCAAGTTTAGATGACACTCCTGTTCAAATAGAATTATCAAATTTAGAAGTAAGCGAATCAATTAAAAAGAAAATTCGTGAAGAGTTTCAATATCTTCTGCGCCTTCTGCATTTTGATACCAGAGCACATGAAATTTTTAGAACTTGGTATATCGATGGTCGTATATACTACCACAAAGTTATTGATCTTGCAAATCCAAAATCTGGCATTACAGAACTAAGATACATCGACCCCCTTAAAATTAAAAAAGTAAGAGTACAAAACAAAGATCCAAGACTAGCGCAAGTATTATCAGCGAATACAGCGGATCCTTCAAATGCACTTGCATATGATTTTGGAAATTATGTAGAATACTACATGTATAATCCTAAGGGATTCATCAGTTCAACTTTTGACGTTAACAATGCAACAAGTGGCGTCAAGATTGCAAATGATTCAATCACTTATATTCAATCTGGTATTCAAGACCTCAACAAAAAAATGGTCTTGAGTTTCCTACACAAAGCAATCAAATCACTTAACCAGCTTCGCATGATTGAAGATGCCCTGGTTATCTACAGACTATCACGCGCACCAGAAAGAAGAATCTTCTACATTGACGTAGGTAATCTTCCTAAGGTAAAAGCAGAACAATACCTCAGAGAGGTAATGGCGCGTTACAGAAATAAACTTGTTTATGACGCACAGACAGGAGAGATTCGTGATGATAAAAAGCATATGTCGATGCTTGAGGACTTTTGGCTCCCTCGTCGTGAGGGTGGTAGAGGAACGGAAATTACTACTCTCCCTGGTGGGCAAAATCTTGGGGAACTCAAAGACGTAGAGTATTTTAAAAAGAAACTTTATAACTCACTTAACCTTCCTCCATCGCGTTTAGATGATGCCAACCAAGGATTCTCGCTTGGTCGTTCATCTGAGATTCTTCGTGATGAACTTAAGTTCGCTAAATGGATTGGGCGCCTTCGTAAGAAGTTTAGCGCACTATTCCATGACATGCTTAAAACTCAACTCATTCTAAAAGGAGTTATTGCTCCAGAAGATTGGGAAGAAATGCAAGAACATATTCAATATGATTTTCAATTTGATAATCATTTTGAAGAACTTAAGCAAGCGGAATTGATGGGCAATCGTTTACAAGTTGCAACTGCTCTTGATCCTTTCTTAGGAAAGTATTACTCAATTGAGTATGTTAGAAAGCAAGTTCTAATGCAAACTGATGCTGAGTATGATGAGATTAGTAAGCAAATGGAATCAGAGATTGCGGAAGGTAAGATTCCAGATCCAATCCATACAAACTTAATGAATGCCGCAACTCTAGAGTTAGGTGCTGCTCCACCTCCGCCACCAGAACCTGCTGTAGCATCTAAGCCTAAAACATCAGAAAAATAAATAATTTATTATAGGTAAATTAAATGGATACTATTGAAGTTGTAAATGCCGTGCGTGACGGCAATCGAGTTCAAGCACTCGACAAAATCGCTGACATCCTCTATGG